CTTTGTTGATACACATATTATATAAGATCTAGGATGTTTACGGTAGTCTCTTGTGACACTTCTTGAACTGGATGATATTCTCTAATTCTCTTCTCAATTAGATTACCATAGTCTTCATGCAATTCACATCCAATATAGTCTCTACCTAATGACTTGGCAACCATCGCAGTCGTGCCTGATCCCATGAAAGGATCAAGTACAATATCACCTTTCTCACTACCAGCAAGAATACATGGTTCAATCAATTCGGGTGGATATACTGCAAAATGTGCCCCTCTATATGGTTTACAATTAACTTTCCACACTGACCTCTTATTCCTCTTATCATATACCATCTTCCTTTCTCTTGTTAAACCACTGAATTGATTATCAGTATCTTTAGTGTTACCCATATTGATAGGAGTATTACCACCCCATCGTTCACCAACTGCTTTCTCTTTAATTGCTTCATGGTCATAGAAGTATTTCTTATTCTTACTGAACAAGAAGATATATTCATGTGCCTTAGTACATCTATCTCTCACACTCTCTGGCATTGGATTAGGTTTGTGCCATATAATATCCTGTCTCAAATGCCATCCATCTGCCCTCATAGCAAACGCAAACATCCAAGGAATACCAATAAGATCCTTCTCTTTCAATCCTTTTAACTTATTAGATCTTCTGGGTGTTGTTTCAGGTAGATCTTGTCTATTCTTTGCGAATGTTTGTTTAGGAATACATCCATCCTTCCTGTAGTTGTAATAACTATCACCTAAGTTTACCCAACAAGTTCCATCATCAGTAAGAACATTCCTTACTTCTCTGAATACTTTGACCAACTCATCAATAAACTCTTCAGGACTTTGCTCTTGTCCTATCTGCGATTCTTCACCACCATAATCTCTCAGACCATAGTAAGGTGGGGATGTAACACACATCCTTGCCTTCTCATCAAACTGTTTGAGGGTGTCTCTACAGTCACCAAATAGAATTGTGTCTCTCATTGAATCCAAGAAGGTTTGCGTTCAGGTTTGCGTAGGTAATTATCCTTTACCCAAGGTTTAGAATTGATATACTTTTGATAAGCAGTAAAGGTGTCGATAGTTCTATCTTTCTTAAACTCATCAGGCATAGCTCTTGTGAACCATTCTACCATACAATAGCAAGTAATGACCTCACCAGCACATCTATGAAATGTTTTCTTCGCCTCAAACAGGGCATCAGCACATCCATGAACCTTACCATAACGATAAGAATATTCATCAGATAATGCACATCCATGTTGAATCAACCAAGCAGTATTGAATATACTATTTGCTGCCCATACAGTACAGGGATGATTCCTAAATGCACCTTTTGTTGTATTGTATGGTGTACCATCTTTTTTATGTATCTCACCCCAATCATAATACCACTTAGAGTATATGATAGAAAGCATCTGACAAGTCTCTAATGGCATCTTGACAATATGCTTATCTGGTAACTCAGTAGCAGCTTTATGTGGATCAGGATTAGTTACAAAGATGTTCATGTGTTTAATACCCAGATTAATCTTACTATCATCATAGCAACAATAATATAATAAGTCCACATAACCCACATACCAAATTGATTGTAGGTACTTCCTCTTTTGAAATTAGTGACAGGTGGAATATTTCTTTTCCACACATCACTAGACATGTACTCATCTTCTTTAATGTTCATCGTGTTATAACAGAAATAGCAGGTTCACCCTTGTTGAATACAGTATCAACAACTGCCTCAACTCTTCTGGCAGTAGAGATCCCAACATTATTATACACAGGAACACATACTTTGCCATGAGTTTTCTTAGCATTACCTAAACGAATTACTCTACCAATAGTTTGAGATATAGTAATGTAATCCATATTACGCATAAACAACGCTGCCTCTAATCCCTTTACATTAATACCTTCTGCCAATATACTGTGATGCAATACTACAAACTTCTTCTCATCATCTTTACCCCAAGCATTAAGAGTCTCAAAGAACTCATCTCTACCTACCTTCCTACCATTAATAATAGCACCTGTCCTTGATGTGATAGTCATCCAAGAATAACCACGCATCTTTAACTCATAACAGAAGTCAGATTCAGATAAAAGACCAGTGATTTGCTTGGTAGACTTAGCACAGATAAGAACCTTATCCACTTCTAATCTATCAATAGCACCAATCATATGCTCTGATTCTACCTCAGAATAGATCTCATCCTTTCTAAGTAAACGACTCTTATATACCTCAACTTTAGGTGGTAGAATATAACCTTCATCAACCAACTTAGGTGCTGGTACATTAATCAAAACATCACCATACACCTCTCTGTCATTCATTCCAGCTTTGAAAGGAGTAAGACTATGCTTAGGAGTAGCAGTAAAGAAAAAGCACCTGTCAGCAGCCACAGTTGAGAAATGTCTAACAGAAGGGAAAAAGTTCCTATTAACACTATTGTGTGCCTCATCAAAGTAAATTGTATCTACAGAAATACCAGATTCCTGTATTCTGTGTAGTGAATGATATGTAGTAAAGATTAAACTCTTCTTAGAAAATAATCTATTAAGCAAAACCCAATCAGCAACATCATCTGATTTGGTTGAAGAATAATGTGGTGTCTCACCACTATGTACGTGCATCACAGATACATTATCAATCTGTTCTAGGAACTCAGATGATAATTGCTCTGCTAATAGTATGCGTGGTGCGACTACAACAATAGTATCGGCAATAGTAAAACGCTGTTCGGCATCATCAATCATACACATAGTCTTACCACCACCTGTAGGGATGATGATCTGACCCTTAGAATGTTGAAACATTGCCTTGGTAGAATCAATCTGATGTGGACGTAAAGGCATTAATGTTTCTCAGTTGAATATATTATAGCATAAAAAAACCTCCCTATGGAGGTGGTGTGCCAGTTTGCCCACTGGTTCTTAAAAAAATATAAAGCTTGTCCTACAATCCATACAAAGGTATGTATGATATTTAAAATTTCAACACACCTATAGGTTCACCAAAACTATAATCATACGTTAAAGCATCTGCACAGACATAGTGTGGATGATGAGTTGTCACACCCAAACGACCACAGAGTTCCTTATGGTTGTCCTCTAGCAATTCTACTGCGTAAAGCATGTGATTTAAAACGTGCTTCTCACTATGATACAAGCAGAGTCGTTCCTTTAGTCCAATTAAGAAATTGCCACTACCAGCACAATTATCAATAAATTTGCTGCTAGGATCTTTCAATAACGAAACAGCAATCTCATCTATCATCAATTCTACCAACTCACGAGGAGTGAATACCTCTTGAGTTTCTTTTATTCTTTCATCAGATCGGTCAATATTAGATCCAGTTTGTATATTATGCTTATTCTTTTTCATCTAAACATTTAATATAAGTGGTAATTAAATCATTCTTACCGAAATGGTATCGACCATTAGTAATTGTTGCTACCTCTCTAAACTTGGGAGCAAACTCTAGTAGATTCTTAATTACTTCTGGTGATTTAACACTTAGAAAGTGATGTCCTTTAGCGTAGTGTGTAAAATTCTCAGTCTTTACTACTCCACTAGGACCACATCCATACTCACCAATAAAAACATCTGCCTCAAATCTATCTTTGTAATCTAGAAATTCAAAATCGGGATGCTCCCTGTGCATAGGAATCTCGTTCACCCCTTTTGCAAATCTCGATGTGTTTTTTACTTTCCAATACTGTTTTACTGCACTTATTCCACCAGGAAAAGTAGCAGCATCTAGATCATCATCAACTTCACAGTGAAGATATGACTTTATCTTATTCTGACAAGAAGGTTTCCTCATAGATGTAGGTAATACGAACCTAATATCATCTGTGATCTCAGAAGTTTTATTTAATATCTTTATAGCAAGATTCCCTCCTACACCATAAGGAGGGTTTCCTATAGCAAGAGTAAATTTCATAATAAAAGTATAACAGGAATCTCGAACAGTGTCAAGTATTATTTAAGTTGTTTGCTTGCTGTGGTGCTTCCTCCACCATTCTTAGCTCTTACTGTATAAGTTGTTGGTACTGTTGGTTGTCCTATTATCTCATAACCAGAAGAAGATAATGCTCTAGGAACAGCGAAACTAGGATCAACTGGACTGGAGAATCCATCTACGTTATGAAGTGGATCTGCTAAATTAACATTACCAACAGAATAGCTAAATTGAGCAGCACCCCATACAGTACCTTCAGAACCAAGAGGACTAGAATCAACTGCAACTACTTTATTTCCAGAATCATCATAACAATAAATTTCAAATGCAACACCAGCAGGGTTTTCCTTCCAGTTTATTTGAGGACTACGCTTTATCCTTGATATTGTATAGAAGTTTTGATTTGGATCAACTTGGGTGTGAGAATCATATCTATAATTTCCATCCTCAGTTTCTATGTAAGTAACACTAGCACCTTCAATATTAAGTGTTCCTACTTTAACACCACCCCAATAATATTCAAAAGTTCCTCTAGGATACTGTTGAGTAGCTGTTGTGAACACTACATAATTTTGTCCAGCAACGTATCCTGGAGCATTAATCGTATTCCAAGTTATATTATTTGGTTGTCTATTGAAACACTGTACCCTAACTGATGCGTTAACACCATTTACAAAACTATAATTTATAGGTACATCTAATACGTCAACTCCACTGTTATCGTATTTTGAAGTCTCTGCAATTTGAAATGTCTGATCTATGAAGAATTTACAGTCATTATCAGATTGAGCTCTGAGTCTATATTCATTAACACCCCTAGTTATTGGTGGATTGAAAGACCAAGCTTGGAAGAAACTAGGTTCAGCACCACTTTGAGTCTTTGGATCACTATTATTTTCCCAGTATGCTAATCTACGCATAAATGCTGACCAATACTGGTTCATACCAACATACTCAGATGAACTATCTCCTGCCCAATTATTAGCATTACTAGCAGAACCATGAGTTCCTGTTATATAAGATTTCTGCCAAATAGTATCAGTTCCATTAGGTAATATATAAACCTCTTGGTTTCTATCACTTTCATGATCATCTACGAAAAACATCTTCTGACCTATTTCTAATAAATGACCTGCTTTAAGATAAGGTTTTCCATTTGAATCAGTTCCACCTTGATTTCTTGAATTTAAGTTAATAAATTCAACAGGATATATCCCTTCAGTTATAGTAAGTTGAGGAGAGTAATATGTTTGTGGTATCGAACTTCCTGGGTCTGAGAAATCAACATTAACAACACTACTCCATAAAACTGATCCGTCTGGTTTGTATATCTTTATTCCATCCATCCCACGTCCATACATAGACCTATCATTCCACATATGAGCAAACTTAGCAGATACAGTACCAGTTACATTTAAAGTTTGAGTCTGTGTACCATCCGCATCAGGATAATTAAACCTAATATAATTAACATCACCCATAGTAACAGTTGGTGCATTAGGTACAATAATAGGTGGTGAAGTTGTTCCATCACACTGATTTCCAATAGTACCTCTAACATTACTTGATCCAGTATTTCCTAATAATGGTGTCTTAAAGTATTGTCCACATACAGCAGCTCCACCTTTACCACCACCTTCTCCTTGTGATAATCCACTAGCAGCAGGACTCTTACCAGCATTAGAACCACCAGGAGAACCATGCTGTCCACCATCTTCACCAGTACCACCTGGACTTGAGTTCTTAGCACCTCCTAATGTTCCACCAGAATTACATTGAGCATCTACATCTTGTGTTCCAGCACTTCCACTACTTTGAGCTTGATAATTAGGTGATCCAGGAACACCAGCAGCACCATTACCACCAGCACCACCTCTACCTTGAATTGGTAAAGTTGAGGTATAACTACCATATGAAGTGTAACTACAAGTACGTGGAGTTGTAACACAAGTTTGTGTATAACAAAAAGTAGCAGAGATAGTTCCATATCCACTACCATCAGGACAAGGTAATCTTGCTATGTATAGACTAGCACTTATTTCTCCTGGTCCACAACTTCCACCACTACCACTACCATGACATCCTTCATCATATCCAGCTACATATCCACCACCAGTAGTACAAACTGTTCCACCACCAGAACAACTTGTATATCCACCTAAATCACATAAACCAGCAGCAACAGGCCACTCTCCTTGTATTCCTTGTTCTCCACCGCCACCGCCACCATATATCTTACCACCTTCAACATGAATATAAGTTATACTTTCTATACCTTCATGTGATATTGATAATGCTGGTCCACCATCTTTACCTGGATCACCTTCATCTTGAGGACTATGACTAGGACCAAAGAAACCACCTTTACCACCAGCTCCATATATTCCACCACTAACATGAAGCCTTGTATTCAAAGCTTTTAATGGATTAGGCATAACCAACTTAGCAGCAGCCTTTTTAGTATGCCCTCTTCCACCACCACCTACAGAACCATTAGTTCCTTCATCATCAGAATACGCTATTCCTGTTATATTAATTATCTTCTGTACATTTCTTTGATAATTTCCACCAACACCAGAAGCATCTAAGTTATTAGTACCATCCCAATCAATTCCACCTGAACCACTCTTCAGACCCATATCTAAGAATTGATCATTACCAGATTGATTAGCAGTATATCTCTTAATAGAATTTCTAAATTGTGATGCTTTTAAATTCTTACCTACACCAGAATATCTGAAAGGACCACTACCACCAGTACCAATCGTGCGTTCTATTTTTGATATTGAATAAAAATTTTGTGTTAATTTAGATCTTTCTATTGAATAGGTTCCATCCGCTTGTAATGTTCCACCTTTAAATCTAAAACTACCATATTGATTAGTGACCTCAACATAATCAACAGTAGCACCTTGAATATTAAGAACTCCTTGAAGAACACCATCCCAATAATATTCAAAAGTTCCTGCAGGAAATTGTTGAGTAGGTGTTGTAGCATCTACATAATTTTGACCAGAAATATGACTCATAGGATCAATAACAGTCCATTCTGCTGGCTGTTGAGTATGTGAATCATACCTAATATCACCAAGTTCTATGTAAGTCTGTGTAGCAGTATCAAGATCAAGTGTTCCTACTTTAACACCACCAAAATAATAGTCAAAAGAACCTCTAGGATAATTTGTACTATATGGCATCGCCTCCACATAATTTTGTCCAGAAACATATGCTGGTCCGTAAGTTGTATCCCAAGATACACTTACTGGAAATGGATCAGATGCTATTTGATCATTCTCAGTAGAGTCTGGTGTTATAGGTTCTCTATCATAGAGATTTGTATTTCTAAAAAGTTCTGAAGCAGAAATTTCTCCACTACTAGTTTCCTTAAAGTTAGATCTTAATTGACTAAACTTTATTTCACCTGAACCGAAATATGGTCCTGCCTTGGTTACACTAATTCCCATTAATTATTCCTTAGTGAAGGTTCTGCCACGAAGATCCATTATAAACTTGAAGTTTGTTTGTAGTAGTATTGTATATTATTGCACCAGCAGCTAATCCTGCTAAATTACCTCTTTCAGTTGTGGTAACTTTTGGTGGGAGCATAAAGTTTCTATTCTGTAAAGATGGTACAGTAAGTCCCCTACCAGCATTAGAGAAGTCAACAGCAGCACCTACTGGTTGATCACCAACTCCAAGAAATTGAGTTGCTTGAATATTACCAGTAACATCCAACGCATTTATAGGATCAGTATTACCAATACCCAGCCTATTGAAAACTGCCTTTGCCGTTGGTGCATAAACACCCATAGCTAATGGAATGTTTTCCGCAGCAGTTAAGATTCCAATCGTGGATACACCAGAGATAACTCCATTTAATCCACCAACTTGAACTGCTCCAAGATTAACACCACCTAAGAATGTAGATACTCCAGCAGAATTTATTCTAACATCAATTTGATCTGGCAATCTATCAGCAGGAACGTCTGAAGGATAATTAAATACTCCAGTAACATTTAAATCTCCACCAACAGTCACACTACTAGTAACTCCTAATGTTCCAGCAACAGTTGCATTACCACCAACAGTCAGTAAAACACCAACATCTAAAGAATTTCTTACATAAACATCACTTGAGAATGTTCCAATACCACTTACATCTAAAGGATATTCTGGATCAGGTTTATTAACACCCAACTTTCCAGTATAGTCTAGTGACATTAGTGTGCTGTTATTTACACCATATATCCAGTTAAATGATCCAGTATTAATACCAGCAGATCCACCACCATGAATAATACTATTGATGCTACCAGGATCTCCATTAATAATATCAAGTTCTTGACTAGTTTCACCAAACTTAAACTGTGCTGTGCTTGCTCCAATACCAATCGAATCTCTCTGACCTAATTGTAGAACAGCAAACTCTTCACCAACAATATTAACAGTAGAAATTCCTGTCTTATATACCTGAATATCACCTATTGGATTATTGACACCAACTCCCAATTTACCTTGAACATTTAATGATGCTGCTGTTGCCACACCTATAGTTGAAGTAGCAGCAGTTAATCTTCCAGTAGTAAGAATACCAGAAACAGTATCACCATCAATAGTTCCAAGTATCTTAAGTATATTGAGTGTTGAAATACCTGTTACCGCATTAATATTACCAGTAACATTACCAGTAACATTTCCAGTAACATCACCTGATAAAGCACCAGTAAATCCTGCACCAGTAGCGTTTATAAGACCTGCATTTATCGTGGTTGATTGTAAGGTAGTGATTGTTGATACACCACTAACTACATCACCAGTAACATCTCCTTTAAATTCAGTAGCAGTAACTACACCCGTAACATTTGCGTTTGTAGACAGTAACTGTGTAATAGTTGATAATCCACTAGATACAGATCCATCAACATGTCCCTTAAATGTAGTAGCAGTAATAACACCAGTTGCTACAATACCACCCTTATCATTAATACCTACACCTTCTTCAAAGTTAGTTAAGTCATTATTTCCACTAACTTGGAAGGTAAATCGAGGATCTACTGTCCCCACACCTACGCCACCTTGAGCGTATATACTTGTATATCCTAATCCTACGTCCTTATCTATCCACTGTGATGTGGGAAGATTCAATAATTCTTTACCATCACCATAATAAGTAACAATACCAGATGGCTCAGTTGCAGTTATAATACCTGCTGTTCCAACACTAATACCAACACCAATTATACCACCAGAATAATCATTTCCACTAACGGTTAAATTGGTTACAGTTAAAGATGTAATTATACCTGTAGTTGCATTAATCTCTCCTGATCCAGCAACATTAGGATCTGCAAGAACTTTAACTTTTCCTCGGACGTCTAAAGCTTCAGTTGGAACAGTAGTTCCGATACCAACCAGACCCGTTTGGTTTACGATCAGATTGTCATCATCAACCTGAACACCATTACGGAAATTAAACGTCTTCTTAATATTAGCCATTAATATTATTTTTTAGTTATTTATTATGATAAGGTATCAACCTTATTAGATAATTCCTTGATTGCTTCTAATAGAAGTGGAACTAATTTCTCATAATCAACAGCATAGGTTCCATCTTCTCTGATGGTTACTGTGCCAGGTAATCCGATAGCAGAAATTTCTTGTGCGATCACACCAGTATCTTCCTGTCCCTCTTTCTTAGATGCCTCATTCCAAGTAAAGGTATTACCTGAAATTGATTTAACCTTAGCAAGAGAATCTTGTATTGGTTTAACATCATTCTTCAATCTTGCATCAGAAGTTGAGTATGCAGTAATATCATCAGTTACTTCTAAAGCACCATGAACTTTAGCACCAGAAGTATTAGTCTCAAACCTTAAGGTAGTGCCATGAC